ATGTAGCAAATAGAATGGAGAATGCTGACAATGTCTAAAACACTTTTCGTTCCTGACCACGTAAAACGAGGTATAGAAAAGGAACGCTTGGCTGAGAAGTCAACTTCTAATCCTTTAGATCCATCTACGTTTGGGTTGCCGAAGGAAGAAGATAATAAATCTGCCCTTGAAAGGTTGCCAAAACCTACAGGTTGGCGAATTTTAATCCTTCCTTATACGATACCGAAAGAAAAGAACGGTATTATTTACGCAGACGAAACTATAGAACGGTCTAATTTAGCAACCAATACAGGTTATGTTGTTAGTTTAGGTCCAGATGCATATAAAGATGAAAATAAATTTCCTGATGGTCCTTGGTGTAAAAAAGGTGATTGGGTTTTATTTGGTCGATATGCAGGATCAAGATTTAAAATTCAAGGTGCAGAACCTCGATTATTAAATGATGATGAAGTTTTGGCTGTAATAACAGATCCTAGAGATATCTTAAACGTATAAGGAGTAAAAAATGGATAACACACAGGTTCAAGAAAAAGAAGAATTAAAATCCGAAGAACAAGAGCAACTTACTTTAGATATAGAAGTTGAAGAAGATGAAGAAGAACAGCAGGAAACTGTTGAGCAGAAAAAAGATAAAGAACTTTTAGAGCATCGAGATGATGTAAAAAAGCGTATAGATACTTTAACTTGGAAAGCAAAAGAAGCTGAAAGACGAGAACAAGCAGCACTTGATTATGCAAAACAGGTAAAAGCAGAGAACGAAAAATTAACTTCTAAGTTTAATGAAACCAGCCAAGAACTTAATGTTCAATACGGTGGTAAAATAGAAAGTCAATTAGCTGAAGCTAAAAGAGCATATAAGTTAGCTTACGAAGAAGGCAATACTGATGCTATGGCAGATGCCTCTGCACTTATAGCAAAATTAAGTGTCGAAGAAGAAAACGTAAAAAAGAAAAAAGAAGAGTTTTCTCAAGAAAAAGAAGTTTCAACTGAAACAAAAGCAAAAACTGTAGAAGAAGAAATTGCACAAACTCAACCACAGCAACAATATTATGATGAAAAAGCACTTCTTTGGGCTAGTAAAAATAAATGGTTTGGAAAAAATAAAGCAATGACCTTGACAATTTATGATATTCATCGTACAATGACAGAAGAGGAAGGCTATGATGCTACCTCTGATGAATATTATGAAGAAGTGGATAGAAGAATTAGAGAAGAATTCCCCCAACGCTTTACAGCAGATGGGGAGTACCAAGAACCAGAGTCAAAGAAAGGCTCTGCAGCAGGAACGAC